TGGTTCGAATCCACGCTGGGGAGCCTTGTTACATTGGTTCAGTGGTAGAACACGTTCTTGGTAAGAATGATGCACAGGTTCGATTCCTGTATGTAGCTCCGTTTTGTTTATCTTAGGAGGTTACTATATGAGTGTTCCAATGATGCCACCACAGGGTGCCGGGGGACCACCGGGAATGGGTAGACCGGGTATGCCACCGGGAGTAGGGGGACCACCGGGTGCTGGAGCACAAGGTAACCCCATCGAGATGATTATGAAGTTGATTATGATGCTGTTGTCACAGCAGGGTGGAGGTCCGGGTGGACCGGGTGGACCGGGTGCTGGTGGACCTCCGGGTGGTCCGGGTGGATTCCTGTCTGCTCTCACCGCTGGTGGTGGTCCTCCGGGTGCTGGTGGGGCCGGTGCTGGTATGCCACCACGACCAATGATGCCGGGTAGGTAACCCATGAGCTTCCTTGACAGAGTTGTTGATGAAGTCAAAGACAAGCTCAAAGAGGGTAAGGAAGCGACTGAGTTCGACATTGCACCGGACATTAAGAACTTTGCTGACTGGTACTACAAGAGAATTGTACCCGTTCCTGAAAAGAATCCTCTACACCCTCGTGGGCAGGCAGCACAACAGCTATCTGCTGGTTTACCACATGAACGACACCCACTAGGTCCGTTCCATTTTACGGGTAAGCTAGACACATCACAGGTGCAGGACTTTAGGCCACACAACGACCAACAACTTGCCAGAATTTACTATGATTTCGTGCAGGCTTTGAGTGACCCTAACTCCAATTGGGTAAACAACAAACGACCGGCATCATACAACATGAATGACTGGTTCAAGGGTACCGGACTGGATCGTGGTCCGTTTGAGATGGGTCCATTTTCTCCGTATGAGGCTCCCGGTGGATCAACACAGAATCCAAAGATGGTTGATCGCATGTATCAACAATACCTTATTGAGTCTGGACAACGAGCAGAAACAGCAGCCACAGCCGACTGGAATCCAGAAGAGGTACAAGCAGAAATTAAGGCTGGATACCATGCAGCGATGGATGAACGAAGAAGAAGACAGGCAGCAGAAGAACAAGCAGCCAAGATGAAACACCTGACCAGCATTGCTGTACAGCTACAGAAGCACTTTGCTCGGTCTAATCTCAACCCAGCACCGCAAAACATCCCTTATTAGGGGGCAGCGTCCCCCTCCACATCACTGTAGTGTAATGGAAACACACCTGTCTCCAAAACAGGACAATAGGAGTTCGAATCTTCTCAGTGGTGCCGTGGAATGGCTAACGTTGGTGAGTGTAGCTGCCTTGAACGCAGTAGGGCTAAATGCCCAGCAGGTTCGAATCCTGTCCATTCCTCTAGGTGCAATTCGAGGGTTATAAATGACACATCATACGGATGTGATGTACGCGAACCTCTGCGTACTCTGCACCATGTAGCTACTGAGTATTCGGTCGCTACCAGCACCTTAGCTCTACTAAGGTGTGTTCATCACCCCCTGATGGTGCTATCAGACCGGCCAGTCAATAGCTTTACAGATCAGGACACCTTGTTGGAAGGTGTGCAGCGTGTCCCAACCACAAATGCGCGTCGGTGTTCACTCCGACTGATGAACGAATAGTTACTTACTAAAGGTAAGTAACACTACACGGGGCTGTCTTGAACAGCCCACATGAGCCATTGATCGAGCAGTTAGATCGCTGTCTGCAAAACAGTGTACGTTGGTGCAATCCCAACATGGCTCTCTACCTTGGTGGTGTAATAGGGCACACCGCTCCCTGAGAGCGGAGGGCTAAGGTTTACTGACTTAGCGATGGGTCACCGGCATGTATCCCAATTGGCAGAGGAAGCTGCCTCAAAAGCAGTATAGTGACAGTTCGAATCTGTCGATGCCGACTGTGGTGTAGGGGAGTGGCTGTCCCCATCTGTCTCATAAGCAGAGGATCGTGGGTTCGAATCCCACCACCGCTACAAAAAGAGAGGGTGTTTCTTCGATACCGCAGAGTATTTACTCCTTAGTATGCAGGGTGATCGGAAGGTCACCCTCTTTTTGCGTTCCCACGCGACATATTATGTCGCTTGAAAGGCAACAGTATGTCATTAAAAATTCGTCACGTACTTGATCCCAACGACCTGTATGCTGTGTTCTTCACACAACAAGAACCCTTCGGCACGGTAGAAAAGGTGCTCTATCCAGCCCTCATATCACGACAGTACGGTGATGAATGGGTGGATGAAATCGTAGGTTTTATCATAACACGAGATGGTATCATCCCTGCTGACGAGGTACCCGAAGGATTATCCTTTATGTTCTACGTGGACAAGAGCAGCATGAATGCAGAGAATTGGGGTAAGTACGTAGGCAGTGTACCCACATGGGGAAAGGCACACTATGACCACTACCACCCACAAGTAATGGAAATACCAGAAGAGGTATTCGAAGAACCAAAGAGACGTAGACGAAGGGGGGCTATTGGTGGCTAATCCATCTGAGGACATAAGACGGAGACAAGCCTTCGAAGAATACTACAAACTTCCCTATCTAGGTATCAAGCGTAACCGTAACTCATACTTCCTCTGGTGTATACAACGTTTACATGATGATCCATCCAGCAGACCCTTGATCCCAACCACCAATAAAACGACCATCTACAAGTGGCATAAGGAAGATAAGTGGGAGGAAAAATGTAAGATACGTGAACTAGAGGCTATGGACAAATCTGCCCAAACCTTTGAGGATTTACGTCAAGAGGGCTACAACAAGATTAACCTTGTGATCCCTGATGCTATTGCTGTGTTGGTGAACCTGATTGTTCCACCAAAGGGGAAGACGGTTGACCCTAACCTCCAGTTCAGAGCAGCGACAACACTGCTTGACCGTGCTGGGCTTGGTGTTGAGAAGGCATCACAGAATCGTCACGTTGTAGGTGCACCACAGACAGAAGAAATAGAGCGGGAACAGCCACCTATGGATGGTACCGAAGAGGAACTGATCGCGTTCCTCACACGAACAGCAAGGGAGGATATTGATGGCTAACAAGATTGATGACTACGCAAATCAGGAGATGGTAAAGCGTGTTGGCTCACAGGGAGCACCAAAGGGAGCACCGCTGCACAACACCAAGTGGTCACCACCAGCAGGGGCACCGCTGTGCAAGTACAAGAGTGGGTCTTCGGGTAAGAGTAAAAAGGGTAAGTACTAATGGCTACACCCAAGAAACGACCGACAGCAAAGAGAAACCCTTTCCTTGATGCGACGACCGGCAAAGCAGGTACCATCAAACGTGCCACCCATAAAGACCCCGCGAACAAGGGTGGGGGAGTGGGGGATGCCAAAAGAAAGCGTAAAGGTACCACCACGTACTAAAGCAACTCCGCTCACCAGATGAGGAAGGGGAGATATGAATGAGCAGTTTCAGCTACCAGAGAGTCCTATATCATTAAAGGAACGAGTAGCGTTGGTAACCCTTCTACGTGATAAGCCACACTATCGTGAGCTTATCCGTGAACGGTGCAAAGAAGACAAGATATTTTTTATTAACCTGTTTGGCTACACCTTTGACCCTAGAGATAACGTCAAGGTGCACGACATACCATTCATGATGGATGGGAGGTTCAGGTATCAGATCGATGGTATCCACTGGTTCGATGAACTGGTTGATAACCAGACCGATGGTGTCATGGATAAGACTCGTGACATGGGTGCGACATGGATATTTGTGGCATGGTTGTGTCACAAGTGGTTGTTCGAGGATGGTTTCCAAGCACTGATTGGATCACGCAAGGAAGACCTTGTAGACAACTGGACCTTGGACAGTCACTTCGGGAAGATAGCCTATTTCCTAGAGAAACTACCACGATGGATGCTGCCCAAGGGCTACAACCCCGGTGTGCACCGCATGAAGTTGAAGGTGGTGAACCCAGAAAATGGTAACGTTATCATTGGGGAGAGTGCAAATGCCAACTTCTCACGACAGGGACGATACACCGTCATTATCTTTGACGAAGCAGCCTTTTGGGAGGATTTGGCTAGCTCATTCCGTGCTGCATCACAGTCGTCACCTACGAGAATACTTATTTCCACCCCCGGTGGACCACCAGAACAGAATGATTTCGCGGCAGAGAGATTCAGTGGACGACACAGCGTCCTAACCCTGCACTATAGCCTCGATCCAACCAAGGATGAGAATTGGGCACGCACACAGCGTGCACGTATGACCGCAGAGGATGCTGCACAAGAGATAGATATCAACTATCATCGCTCTGGTAGAGGGCTTGTGTATCCATCGTTCGTCAATGTAGCTCGTGGTGAATATCCGTACGAAAAGGGCTATTCACTGTTCGTTACGTGGGACTTTGGTGTTGGTGATGAGACCGCTATCGTCTGGATTGCACGTAATAACGTGTCCGGTGGACTGAGGTTCATAGATTGCTATAGCAACAAAGACAAAGCTATCGACTTCTATGTACCATTCATCACCGGTTTCAAAGCAGACGACAACAACTATGACTATACTGAGCTTGACTGGCAGATCATTAACGATCATGCCCACCTACCTAGGGCTACCCACTACGGTGACCCGGATGTGTACAAGCGCAGCATGTCACACGCTACCAGTGCCTATCAGATACTTGTAGAGCACGGTATTGTAGTGATGACAAACACAAAAGATAACGACTTCGCTGACCGTAAGCGTAAAACAGAGATGGGTATTAAGCGTATAGAGGGTATTAACTGGCCCAACTGTGCTGATGCCTACACCGCTGTCGCTAATGCACGCTTTCCACAGAGGAAGCCTTCGTCACAGTCCACCAGTGAAATCACCAAACCCATCCACGACAACACAGCACACTTTCGCACCGCTGTGGAATATTTCTTCGTAAATGAACCACCGTTCATGCTGTTTGAGATGCCTGTTGCTCAACGAAAGACAAAGGCATACGACATGATTGGACGAGTTGCCTAGGAGGTATACTATATGGCTTTGCCTTTCATGCCCCCACAGCCGGGTATGGCCCCTCCGGGTGTATTTGGACCATTACCACAGCAACAAATGCAACAACAGCCGCTACCACCCTCTGGACTCGGATCAATGTCTGCCGCATTTGGTGGACCCAACCCGATGATGGCTATGCAGCAAACTCCAACGATGCAGTACATCCTACAGGAGCTTGCCTCGCTCAACCAGAACCAAACACCACAATTTCCTGACCAGAAGTCTGCACGAGCAACCAAAAAGAAGCGTAAGAAGCTATCAGAAGAAGATATTATTGACAGATGTTCGCGCATCGTTGCGTTCTGGATTGAACGTGACAATCGCATGGACGAAGACCTCTCCCTCTATCGTCTCGATGAAGAGGCACAAGGAGATGGTGAGGTTATTCAGAAGAACACACCCTATGTGGTAGTCGAAAAAGCTGCGAACATGATCGCTACCCAAACCCCTACGATTCAGGTCATTCCACCCAAAGAAATGCAGAAGGATGAATCACAAAAGGTTGAAGACTTTCTCCGATGGTCATGGGATAAGAAGAATAAGCGTTGGAGACGATCACAGATACAGGGATCGTTCAGGCACGCGATGGCACACTTCCTGTGCCTACGTGGATGGGCCGCAGCACGTATGTGGTTTGATCCAGAGGTTGATCCCGCTACCGATAACCCTATCAGGGCCAAGCTGTTCGATCCTCGACAGGTCTACCCACAATTTGGTGATGATAATCTCCTATATGTTGTGCACAAATACTGGACAACCTATGGTGAACTCAAAGATGATTGGGAAGAAGCAGAGAAAGAGTTTGATGAGCAGGATGATGACGTACAGGTAGAGGTAACGGAGTATTACGATGACTGGTACCACTCAATCCAAGTGGCCGGAACTTTTGTCAAAAAACCAACCGCGCACGAGTACGGGTTTGTCCCGTGGGTCATTGTTACGGGTGCTGGATCACCAATCAGAGCCACCAGTAACGACCAGAACTCGTGGGTATCGGATGTTGGAGTCTCCATCTTTCATGGGATTAAGTCGTCCTATGCCGCTCTCAATCGAATACTCTCTCAAATGGCTACACAGGTTGCAAACGCTGCAAACCCTCCATCACTATATTACTACGATCCAACGCTCAACAAAACCCCACAACCACTAGACTACACAGCAGGTACAACAAACTTCCTACTCTACGATAGAGAACGTGTTGATCCTCTGCAATTGAATCCCAACCCGATTGACTCCGGGCCGGTGATTGACAGCCTTATTGATGATATCCAGAAGGGATCGCTACCAAGCATCCTGTGGGGTATTACTGGTGGTACTGAGGCTGGCTTTGGTATTAGTATGATGACTGATGCTGCTCGTGACCAACTCTATGCTGTGGTCGAAGCGATGCAGGAGATGTTTGAGTCAGTCAATGAGTATGAACTCATTCTGATTCGTGACTTTGTAGAGGGAGATATTGGTTTCTGGACCCGTGACACCGATGGAAGCGTGCGCTCTGGTGTAACCCTGAATGCACAGGATATCGAAGCATCTGGTACCGAAACCGTGGTCAAGTACCGCGATATCTCACCAAAAGACAAGGCAATGATGGCTCAGTTGGCAGCAATGCTGACAGAGAAGAAGCTCATTAGCATGGACACAGCACGAGAACACTATCTTGGTATCGATAATCCAGAACGAGAGAACCAGAAGGTGCTCTTTGATTTGGTCAACATGGATGAGGATATCGTAAAGAAGGGACTCGTACCTCTTGCTCTGTATCAGGCCGATCCTGAACTGTTTAATCTGTATCTCATGTTGAAGATGGCAGAACTACAGGGAGCACCACAGCAGGGAATGCCACCAGAACTTGCAGGACTCATGGGTGGTGGACAGCCCGGTCAGGGACTACCACCGGAAGCACAAGCACCGATTGCACAGCCGGGAGCCAACCCCATGATGCAATCCATTGGCTCTGCGCTTGGTGGACTTGCAGCCGGTGGACCTCCGGGTATTGCTGGTGGTGGAGCTACACCGCTTGGTAGAACCGCAGGCATACCGATAGGATAACCAGATGGTAGACACACCGTTTCTTTCAAGTCTGATCCCCAAGGGTATTGGGTCACTTGCAAGACCAAAACAAATAACCACAAACCTTATTCCACCCATCATTGGTGTAGGGGGTACCCTTACTGATAGCTTTCGTGACATGTTTGGTAAGGGTGTAGACGCTGCGAAATATCTCGCTATGCCAACCAGTACTCAACCACAAGGCCCAGCGAGACAGCCAAAGATGGGTGCTGGAAAGACAGCAACACAGTCGAATCCTCCCGCAACAACCAGTCAACAGGTTACCCAACAGGCTGCACAACAGGCTGCACCCGCTGCACAGTGGGATAAATCAGAGCAGTATGCTGTTATACAAAAAATTACAGCCGCAGACTATGCTACCGTGAATGCGTCTAAGACGAAGGTAGAGCTTGTAGAAAATGCTACCGATGTTATTCTGGATAAGTTAGAAGAGGTTGGGTATGATGTAACCCCTCAATTTGAAGAGTCATACCGTGGTGACATTGGCATGGCTTCCGTTGAGTGGTACAACACCATGAAGGCTTCCGGTAATTCCCCGGACGTGACTGAGTACTTTGTTATGCTAACAGAATTTGCTCAACAGCGCATGGTTGATCTAGAAACAGCACCGGGACCGGTTACACAGGACAGCGCAGGACTTACTC